CAGGGGCGGCAATCCTGCGTACACGCCTTACAAGGCGTGTTTCGGCTATTCGTCATTCTCTTTAAATTCTGCTAAAAACTTTTCCTCTGTAGGCAGATTGTCAAGCGGAAATGTTTTTAATAGCTTTACCGGATAATATTCAGGTGCATCTTCGTCTTGCTCAAAGCCGTAAAATCGTTCTGTTTCTGGTAATAGATTTTTATTAAAGCCCTTATAGACTTCAAAAGTATTTTTGTCTAAGTCTATAACATAAGCCCATTCGCAAAACAAGCTATTGCCGGCAAAGTTAATACTGTTGTCAAGCTTCAAGCCATCGGCATTGTATATAAGCTCTAAAATATCGGAACCACAATCCCTACTGACTTCGGGATAAAGTTTTTTGTGCCTTGTTGAATCTTCTGCATTTACCCAACCACTGCTTGTGTCAACACCCAAATCATCCCATCTTTTTTGGCGTTCTTCCTCTGTTAACCACGTTGTTAGCAAAACTTTGTTTTTAAATTTCTCAATGTCTGCATTGCGCAAAAAACTAAGAATGTCAACGCCTTGCCCTTCGGGATAGCCATCCCATTGTCCATACTGTGCCACTTTGTATTCCCCCGCCTGTTTGTACTGATATAAGGTGTCTTGTACCCATTTTTATTTCCTCCTTTAATTATTCATCGTAAACCCTTTCAATTCTCCATCGTTAACAATGGCTATATAGCCATATTTTGCATATAGTGTCTGCGCATCTTTGATTGTGAGTTTGTCAAAATTAAGCTCGTTAGCTTCTCTTAGTGTTAGCATCTTATCACCTCGTTTTATTAGTCTTTGCACTCCGTATTGTTAACAACTGCTGTTGCTGTGTAATTACTGCATAACTTTTGTGCCTCTAGTTTACATATAAAGTGAGATACGCCAACAAAACCTCGTGTGTAATATGCGTGTTTGCACCCACTGCAAACCACACCTGTTGTTTTTAACTTTTCCATGAGTTTATCTTCTGGGTCTTTCAACATCGTTTTTGTTTTTTCCAACTCCTTTTTTGTTCCTTCCAACTCCGTTACCATTTCCAAACGTAAAGTATCTAATAACTTTTGGTGCTTCCTTTTTGTGATAAACATTTTTATTTCCTCCTTATAATTTTTATTAGTTTTCCTATAGCCATTATAACACATGTGCCGATTATTGTCAGAACAATCACGCTTGGCCAATGAGTTTGGGCTGTTGCTTGGAGAATCATATCGAGCACCACCGCTCAAATTCTTCATCGTCCATAACTCGCCCATAGCAAATCACTTGCCCAAATTCTGAAATGGAGATTGCTGTATAGCTATTATTGTCATCGCCTAGATATACTCTTAAAACATCGTTTGTTATTTTTTCGTATGGAATCCTATAGGATTCTAATTTTGTTTTTACTTCTTGGATTGTCATGTCAATCCACCTCCCTATTTATGATAGCATTTTTTACACTTGTTTCTAATGCCGCACGGTACACGTTTATCAGCGTAGAAGTCACGTTTTGCCTTAAATTCTTTGCAACGTGCACACAAATATAGTAATGCACCGTTTGGCAATCTTTTTGTTGGTTTTCTGGTGTCTGCCCAATATTCAGGCACTTGGGGTTCGTATTCTTGCGGCCAATGTTCTGTACTTTGCATGTATTCGGCTTCGGATATGTTATCATCGTATTTTATGTCAATCCACCTCACATTCTAATTCCGATACCACAACAGCCCAATCAAGGCGAACATCCTCAACGGCTGCAAATGCGGCATACAATCTTGTTGGTAAGTTCGTCCCATCCTCGCCATGATAATCTTCTATAGCCTCTTGAATTTCGAGTTCTATATCGCTGTATAACGCTTGTGCCTCGTTTATTAGGTTTTCAATCTGGCTTATTTTGCTGTGTGCGGTTAAAAAATCTGATTTTTTTAACATGCTAATTCCCCCTCTACAAGCTCAACTTCCCCCAAAATCTCCCCATTATTACAATATATCTGCCCAAACTCGCCGCTTCTCAATAACTCAAAAGACTTTACCCCGGCGGCCTTAACCGCTCCTGCTAATGTGTAGGCTTGGCGCATAATGCTATTTACGCCTCTGCGGGTGTATAGTGTTATTTTATAGGTTTTCATAATTTAATCCTCCTCCGTTATAGTGTCAACGTGCATTATAGTGCCACGTGTAATAAACTCATATTCTACAGTTGTATTCCCAAAATACTCCCTGATTGCATCCTCATAATAGTCATATTTTGGGGTTTCGTTGTTCATATCTGCTTTGTAAGCAATTACAGCTTGCTTTATAGTGCGTTCTGCTTCCGCAAAGTCTTTTGTATTAACTAATACAGCAATGTAAAATTGCGGATAATAGTCTGTATTTTCTAGGACTATTATAGACTTGTTGTTCATAGTAACCACCCCAAATTTAACCCCGCTTATAGCGTGGGTAGTGCATAAGCACCACAGAACGGCATACGCTGTATATTATGCCGCTCTAGCTGCCTACGAACATCAAGCCATTACACGCAAAACAGGAAATACATTCTCTCTCTCAAATTGGCTATATATAGCTGGGTGCATTTCTTGCAATGCTTTTTTGTCAATGTCCTTTCGTGCTTGCAGTGTATAGGATATTCTTATGGGCAATCCGTCATCTGTTATGATTGTTGTCTTGTCTTGTTGCAGCCTATTCATTTCGGCCTCTAATATCGGGCGCAATTCTTTCATAGCGTCCTCTATAGCCTTTTTTTGGGCGTTTAGGTGTAGGTATTGTTTTGCTGCTTGTTTTATGCACATCATCGCAAATCCTCCTTTTTATTAAAAAATGCTTTTGCAAAGCTCATGGCGTCTGATTTTCTTTCAAATGCGTATTGCTCCCCGCTTGCTATAACATGAATACGCCACTTATCGTTGTGGGCGGGTTTCATGATGGAAACGTCTGTTGTTTTCCATATAGAAAATATATGTGTATTTGAAACATACCCGCGAATTACATTTACTTTGTTCAAGTTTATATTGCTTGTTGCTTTTTCTGTGCGTATAGTCAAATCTCCCATCTACTCCACCTCCAAATATTCAAAATCAACATCTTTTTCCCACACAAACGGGCTTAATTTTACGCCTAATTCGTCTGCTATTGCCTTAATACCGCCGTTGTCGTCAAGCCGCTTTTTCCCGTCATGATTGCTATAGTATGATACTTTAGTATAAAAGCACAAGAACCAGTTACGTGCGCTTGTGCGCTCATCACTGCATAGCTTGCGGGCTTCGTCTATAGTGGTAATATACATTGGCCTAGCCGCTTTATTGCGACTTGCCATTGCTATAATGGCGGGGTGGTGTCCGATATAGCCGTTGGCGGCTTTTTCTAGTTCTGTGTTTCTGGTTGCTGCTTGGTTGATTTTTTGATTGCGTGTCATAAAATCACATCCTTATAATTAATCTGATAGCCTCATCAGTGCCGATATTATCGGCAGACTAGGGCATATAATAGCCCTAGTTTCGGCTTAGTTGTTATAATTTTCCTCATAAATTTCGTTAATTTCGCTTATAACCTCACTTGATAGACTAATTATTGTACTTGTCCATGCACTTTTACAACTAACACCTTCACACCATTATGCGTTATAAATCCGGCTCTATAGCTCCAGTTTGCGCCCGGCTTCATATAGCGGCCTAAGTCCTCACCATCAAAATGTAAATCTTGTCGGCCTTTTAATTCTTCCGGTGTATTCTCTATAATCATGTCAATTTGCTTTTTGGTTAGTTTCATATTATCACCTCATAATTTTAGTAGGGTTCACCCCTCCAGCAGGCCGCCAATACATGGCGGCTAATTGCAAGGCAGAACCGTTATACAGCTTGAAAACCTCCAAAGCTAAATAAGCCTTTATCGTCCGCAAACTCCTCTTCTTGCTCTTCTGCGACACCTAATAATTCACTAAGCCATAAAGCAAATTTATAGCCTGTTTTGGATATCTTAAAGCCGCCGATACTGTACAGCTCTTTATCTTTTTTTGTGCATGTAACACAAGGATTGTAAGGGTTCCAGCTTGAGTTTGCTCTTTTATATTCGGCGCAACCGTTATAATCGCATTTTGATTCAATGCTTGTTTTTGCAATCTCCCCCGCTTGCGTCAATTCTGCTATAAGCTCCCATTCTTCCATTACTTTACTTGTACCAGCTTTTACAGCATTATAGTGAAAACATTTTTCAAGCGGTTGGCGTTGCTTGCCTGCTTGCATGGGTTTTAATGTTTTCAAATATTGCCCCAAATAGCTTGCGTCAAATTTTGCTTGTGCCGCCGCTTCCCTTGTTTCTCTTTCGGCTTTTATGGCCGCTTGCTTGCGATCATACTTTTCGTTATGCGCTTCAAGCCAAACACTTTCACAATGTGCTTGTAAAATCTCCTCACGGGTGAGATATACCCCGGTTATTCTTTCTAATCCGTAAGGGGTACGCTTATAGACTTTGTATGTGCCGTCATTGCGTGGTAATCCTATAGTGCATAATGCCCTATAATCTGCTGTATCGTATATGTTAGGTATAACAAGCCCTACAACGTCATTCAAGCCCTTATTTGCTTGTATTTCATTCATTATCTTATTGCCTTCATTGTCTATTGGTAATAATTGGTTGAGATACTCAATGCCAATTATTTCATTTCTTAAAGGCAATATAAGCCCAACAAAGCCGCCGTTACTATTAAAAAATAGCATTGCGCCATTGTTTTTTTTCTGAATATGGATATTGTCAAAGCCTTGCCCTGTAAATATCTCAACCAATGACGCACTATAACAGTAATGACGCTTATTACAAGCGTATATTATGGCTTCATGTTCTCCAAAAACGGCGCGGACTTGCCTTGACGGGGTGAATAAATCGTCTGTAATGTTATTGGTTAAAAGCGTTCTGATAGAATCTGAATCCAGCGTCCTAGCCGTTATAGGGTTTTTTGTGCGCCTTTTGTTGATATGGTCTATAAAGGCATTTAATGTTTGTTCTTGCGCCGTTGGATGTATCTTTGCTATAAAATAGCTATTTGATACATAATAATCCCCAGCGTGTTGCCCGGCTAGACAAGCGGGCTTGAATGTGTTGCTTGATAGTTTTTTGAAGTTTAACATTTTCATTACCTCCGATTTAATTTTATTTCCCACGTTTCAAGCGTCTACTAACTGCATTTGGCTAGTCAGTAACCGTTACTTTGTTGGGTTGTTATAGCGTATAGGGCATTGAAGCCCTATAAACCGCCGCCCGGTTACGCTGGTATATAGCGATATTTTCCGCCATATAGTGATACCATTTCCGCGGTTGCGTCGTCAATCTCAACGATACAACGCCCTGAAAAATGCAATTGCACAACCCTAAATAATTCCGTGGGATTGCAATCAAAATAATAATCATAGATTAACCGCCCTACAATGCAGTCAATTTGTGCTTGTTTCATGTCAAACACTCCTTTTTTTGTAATATGTTTTCAAGTATGCCCACAACCTTGATATTTGCTTTTTTAAGTTGGGTTGCGTCCACCGGAATATTTTTGGTTGTGGGTTTATTCAAAACATATTATTGATTATTTTTTGGCGGTCTGTCACGCCGCCGGCCATAATACAATACATCTTTCCTACTAACTCCCCGATTTATCTACATATCGTGGCCGTTGCGTATCACTAATTTACATTAGATGGTACAACTTTCGTATTATGGTTATTAAGTTGTCAAGGGGCGGTCTGCTATTGCTTACAACCTTATTCACCGTGGCCTAGTTTTGTTTGGCAGTTGTCTTTCTGCGGGTTGCGTTGGTGTTTTTGGTTGTGTTTTTGTTCTAAGTACATTGTATCACGTGTGACTTGTTTTGTCAACCCCTAAATTTGATTTTTTTCAAAATTATTTTTTGGGGTTGGTCTTGCGTTGTTTTACTCTAATGATATTGTATCACGTGTGATATTAAAAGTCAAGTTACAATTGTGTTACAAAATAAATGGAAAATATTACCACCCGACCCCTCTTATGGCCTGCGACACAGGCAGCAGGGTTNCCCCCACCCTACTGTAAACAACATAATATTTTTCATTTGACAAACCCAATAATACGTGTTATAATGCAATAGAGGTGATCGCATGAAAATAACAGACGTTATTCACGAAAATCAAAAGGAAAGCATGGAGCAACAACAAAAAAATGCTTACGCAGAACGAATAGGTAAGGTATATCAAGACAGTAGAATAGTTTCTGTNAGATACGACTGGGAAAAGCGTTACCAAATATGGGTGGCAGAGTGTATACACTGCGGCTTGCCAATAACTATCGAAAATGGCCCAAAGTATATTTGTCCAAGTTGGAATTATGGACTTGGTTGCCGAAAATTTGATTGTGTCTGCACAAAACGGAAAAAACAAGAAAAAAAATGGCAAAAAATATACCCATATGCAAAAAGTAAATATATTGGCCAAGAATATTTTGGGTTTAAAGTGGTTGAAATAAAGAACAGGAAAAATAGTTGGAGATTACAGTGCGATAATTGCGGTAAAGGGAAATGGGGAAGGCCGGAATCAGTAATCAATAACGATATCGAACCATGTATATGTAATCGTGAAAATTACGGTTTTAACAAAGAGAGATTGTACGGAATTTGGAAAGGGGTAAAAAGTAGGTGCGAAAACCCCGATAGCCCGGCTTATGCAAACTACGGCGGAAAAGGAATAACAATCGAACCGTATTTACGAGATTCATACCAAAACTTCAAAGCGTATGCGATTGAAACTGGATATGACGAAAATAAACATTGGAAAGATTGCACAATCGAACGCATAAATCCATTTGGTAGCTATGAGCGCGGAAATATCACATGGATACCATTATCTGAACAAGCAATCAATCGACAAATAAAAACACATAGCTACACTAAGGCATATAACAAAGATTATTTGGGCTTTAGGCACACGAATGGAAGATTAACAGTAATAGATATTGACACAACCACTCGTGTAAAAAAATTTATATGCAGGTGTGATTGCGGGGCAATAAAGGCAGTCAAGCCGACTTTTGTAGTAAATGGCACGGTATTAAGTTGTGGTTGCTTGCTTAACGATATGCGTAGCAACAAAAGTCTATCAGGAGCAGATACACGCTTCCCTGATGAGTGCATAGCGGTTCTTTGGACGATAAATGGCGAAACAAAACGTGCAATTGATTGGTGCAAACAATACGATATACCTTATCAAACAGTAAAATATCGTATTGATGTGTTAGGTAAAGATATTTTAGAGGCATTAACCATGCCAAGAATAAAAGACGGCAGACCACGAAAACGAAAATCCGAAAAAACAAAATAAAAAAGCTTGCAATGTCACACGTATTATGGTATAATGGTGAAAAGGAGATGATATAATGCAAAAATCAAGTCGCCAATACGAATGGCAGAAAACGCAAATTCGCTCGGATGTTATAATCAAGAAGGATAGTCAGCTGGGTAAGTCATTTTTATCAGCACTATCAAAAGGAGAAGAGACAAAAATGGGCTACATCAAACGTGCCATAGAAGCCCAACTAAAAGCAGACGGATATTGGATAAATGCCGATGAATAACTACACTACCCAAACCACATTAATAAAAACAACCGCTGACTCACAACTATACAACAAGCCTAAAGGTCGCTACACAACAATCCAATCGCAATACTGGGACAACAATGGCATAACCATACTAGCGTCCGCACTACGCAAATTCACCAAAATCCGCAAAGCAAGCTCTGTCCTTATTGTTGGCATCGGCAACAGGGCAGTAACACCAGACAGCCTTGGGCCATTAACAGCCGACAAAGTATTCGCAACAGCCCATATTGCAGACGAAATACCTGCAACCGCAAAGAAGGTAACGGCATTTAGCCCATCTGTACAGGGAATGACTGGTATGGAAACAGCGGATATCATTCAAAGCATTGTCAACACAACAAAGCCAGACTTAGTGATTGCCATAGATGCTTTAGCTAGTAATAGCTTAGACAGGCTAAATACAACCGTACAGATAACCGACACAGGTATTAATATAGGCGCAGGTCTTAAAAACCCACGCAAAAGCCTAAACAAAGATACGCTAGGCGTACCTGTAATCGCAATAGGCGTACCGCTTGCAATAATGGCTAACAATATGGACGTTGACAGCGACTTGGTATTCTGCACGAAAGACATTGACGAGATTATTGCTAAGTTTGCTAAGATAATTAGTTGTGCATTGAATATGGTTTTGCTAAGAATTAGTTTGTCGCAAGCGTTGAGTTTAGAATGATTTTTTACAAAAACCCATTGACACAACCACAATGATACTGTAAACTATAAGAAAACAGCGCACCAAAGCGCAAAAGGAGCAATCAAAATGACAAAGAGAGAACTAACATCAGCAATTGCAGGGCGTACCAACACAACTGCAAAGCAAGCTATGGTTTACTTAGAGGCACTTGAAGCAGTTGTCGTGGAAGAACTGGAAGCGGGAAGGAAAATATCTGTACCCGGGTTCTTTATAGCTAGTGTTTATGAACGTGCCGGGCGTAACGGACGTAATCCTGTAACCGGTGAAACGTTGACAATTCCGGCTAAGAAGGCTGTACGGATTAAGGTTGGTAAACGATTGAAGGATGCTGTTGAACGGTCGTAGTGGTTGGCTCGGCGGAAAAAAATAAGTAAAAAAGACTACTCTTGCGGCGTTGCTGTGGGGGTGGTTTTTTAGTTTGCTGGATTTTCACGTAGCTACCTGGTACAGATGATAGTGAAAATTGGTACAGATAAAATGGCATCTTCCCACTATCTGTACCAGCCATAAACCCCATAAATATCGCATTATAACGCAACTGGCACAGATGGTACAGATAAATCAATATTAAGAACGCTAAAAAAACAAAAAACACTCTTTATATTTTCGATTTATCTGTACCATCTGGACAAAATGCTTACAAATACCAAAAAATCAAGGTTTTAGGTGGTGCAGATGTTAATTTTATCTGTACCACGACTTGGGCATCTGTACCAAGAAACAAATAAAAAACCGCTCTTATCGAACGGTTCTTGCGTTTTAGTTAAATGGACATAATGCGTCTAACAAATAAATCTCTTTCAAGTGGAACACTTGTTCTCTTTTGCCGCCAATAGAAATCCTGTGACGTGTTACATTGTCGTATTGCGGACGATGCTTATAGAAATCTCGGCTAAATGGTATTTTCTTTACCGTGCCTTTGTACTGATTCCCAATGCACCAGGAGATGTACCTATCGTAGACACTATTGATAGGTTTCTCATGCCAATATTTGTACGCAAATTGCTCATTATCATCATCTTCCAAGTTCTCAATTTCAGTGGCTTGAAGAAAAGCTAAGACAGAATCATTTTCTAATTCATTGTCGTCAATATAATCATCTGTGAATACTTTGACACTGTTGGGTATGTGCCAATTATTCTTAATCTTATCTGATAACCCCCACAACGCAATTTCTAGTGCTGCTCTGCGCGTTGCCGGTTTATTTAGCCATTGTTTCATAATATCTTCTTTTATTTCTTTATCTGTGTCACGAAAACGAGCCATAAATGGTATTCTCAATACTCTATCTCGTATCTGCTGTCCTTTTTCGCCGATGCGTGGAAACTTATTACAAGCAATTATATTGGTTGCGGTTATTCTAGCAAAATACGGTTTGACATGTTTTGGGTTAATGAGAATGTTTCCGCCAGTAACACAAGTTTTCAAAACACTAATGTCGCCTACATAATGCCCAGGCATATCATCTACAATATTAGCAAATTTTCCAATTAGCGATGCTACTTGGTGGGTATCTTTAGCCATAGCCTGCAAGGAAACGCCAGTTGTGTTACCTTCCCCCAACATTGCTTTTACAAGCTCTAAGAACGTACTTTTGCCATTACCTGCACTATTTTCTTCTTTGGTGTCTGGATTTTCAAGGGCAAATATTTTGCCAGTAGCACTACCTTGTAAAATAGAGCCACCCATAACTTGTGCTAATAATCGTGCTATTCCTATGTCACCTGCTCCCCATTGCAATAACATTTCCTTTATTTTTGTTTGTTCGGTTGAAAAATCATATTTGTAGTTATAACTTATATCTAAAAAGGTTGTGAAGAAATAATTAGGCGAGTGCTTGTGTGTTTCTATTTTTCCGTTTGTGTAAGAAATAACACAATCAGAAAGACAAATTAGCCCTTCTGTTCCAACACCGATGTGACTGACTGTTGGTGCAAGGGCAACTGCTGTATTTATATATTGTTTCCAATCATTTGAATCGGATAACAATGGGAAATTCTCGCCATTGACTATTCTTTGCAGGGCCTCGCCTTGCAATCCTTTCTTCTCGTCATTTGTAAGTAATTTATGAATAGCTGTTGCGCTTGCCGAAATGTAGTTTAGTGGATTACCAGTAAACGAACACATCTGTGTCTGTGCCTCTCTGAACATATAACATTCTTCTGTGGCAATGATGCGCCCAATTACTTGTGGTGTTTGTTGATATATTCGTCCATCAAATACATATAGGTTGCGACTACCTTCTTCGCCCTGAACTGTTCTTATATGATGTCTTTTAATAGCTCGTTTTACCATGTCCTCGACAATTCTGGTGTTCCATTTAGGCATTTTATCATCCCCGTTCTCACGCAAACAGCAAAAACACCATTGCGAGATATTATGCTGAACGGGGATTCGTAAGCATAAGCCCAATGCAATGGTGTTTCTATGAAAAATATATATGCCAAGCGAAAATCGCTAGTCAACTATAACAACAAAGGCTTGCTGAATATAACGAATCCCCATTCGTGATTCCATTATACCACACCAACCCAATCCCGTCAACACCTCAAATAAAATGACACTACAATGATACCACACCCACCACCCAAAAGTCAACCCCAGCCGAAAAAATAAGTAAAAAAGCCACCCGCAAAGGATGGCATTACTGCGACTAAAACTCATCCTTAATCTCAACAATCCCAGAACTATCCCCCTCAATAACAATCCCGCTCTGCCTAATCTTAGCCAAATACTCATCAGCATCAACATTACTGGTAGAAAGCTGGAAGATATTGTTTTGTTGCAGCAATTGCGGTTGGTTGGCTTTAAGAGCTTCGCCTTTCTCCACTTTATCATATTCTGATTTCATCACGAACATTCCATAAATCATATTGAATTGCTTTTCTATAATGGCTATTGCAGTCATGCCAGATAAAGTCGCCATAACATTATCCACAAAGTCCATCTGAGCTTCCGTACCCTCATTCTTCCACTTAGCGAACTCACGAGGCGAATTAAACCCCATCCAGCGCAAGGCAAACACAGGCAATGGCATCTTATTGCGTTGCATACAGTCTTTGAGGAAACCAAGAAACCGCTGATGTAATTGTCCTATATCATTTTTATCTGCAATGAAGTCTATCGGAAACGCTTTGTCGGGCACTAATAAGCAGTGCATATCATAGGCATATTGGATAATTTCGTTAAGCTCATCTTTGCTTGATACGCTATCTTCATTTTTTTTGTATTTGCCTGCCATAAAAACCACCTCACAGCAATAATACCACAATATTAAAATAAAATCAAATTCTTTATAAAAAATGCTTGCAAAACATGATACTCTGTGGTATACTTAAACCAAATAGAAATTTACAAGTAAGGTTGATGTCGTGCAAACTGAACTAAAAGCCTTGCAACATCACATTCTACAGGGTGATTATCAGGCACTTGAAGTCCTGTTCAAACTAATGGCAGAACATCGCCAAGATATGTTAAAGCCATACATCAAACCGCTGAATGAATTTGTAAGGAGAGAATCGTTGAAATTTATTCAACGGAGAGACGAGGATAGTGTAGACTTGTGGCGTATAGACGAGTTGCGATTTAAGTCTTATGCACTTGGGGCGGTTTGCGGGTGTTTTGACTCGTACATGATTGCGATGGAGTGGCAACGAGAGCCGCGTAAAAGATTTTGGTTGCCTAGGCGCAACGTACTGGAAGGCCAGCATGGCATAATAACTTTGCTTCAAGACTATATTGACAATCCACATGGTAGAAAATATTTGCAACTGACAATTCCACCTGGTACAGGGAAAACAGTAATAATTTTGTTTTTATCATCTTTTATACTTGGCTTAGAGCCGCTTGAAGCTAATATCTATACCAGCTATGCCGGAGGTAGAGTAGACGATTCATACAACGGTGTAAAAGATATGATAACCAGTGACGAGTATTGCCATAAACTAATATTCCCAAATGAAAACAAGCCAAGATTTTCGGCAGAAGGAAGAACTATATCTTACAGAAACCCAGGTGATTCTGCTTCAATCACATTTGCTTCGATAGGCGGCTCCGTCCGTGGGCGTACAAGAGCAACTCGTTTCTTGTTGGTAGATGATATAGTAAGCGGAGAAGAGGAAGCTAGAAGCGTAACTCGCATGGAAAACTTATGGAAAGATTTTGTTAATGATGTTGAAGAACGAATACAAGGCGATGAAGCAAGAGCAATAATGATAGGAAATATATTATCACCGCTAGAGCCAGCAGTGAAATTACGCAAGCTATACGAGGGTGACTCAAGATATCACTTTGAAAATATACCAGTTGAAGATGAAGATGGCGAATCTAATTTTGAATACGAAAACGGGCTTGGTTACAGCAAAGAACGTATTGCTGACATAAAGAAAATCAGAGACCCGGAAGAGTTTCAAACAAGATTTATGGGAAACCCAATACCAAAAGGCGGTTTGATATACCCATCAAATGAGTTAAAATATTACAATGGAATTTTGCCTGATGGAGAGCCAGATATAATTTTGTTTTTTTGTGACGTGGCTTGGGGCAATGGTGATGCACTATCAAAGCCAGTAGGTTACGTGTATGGAGAAAATGTTTATATTCATGGTGTAGTATTTAACAAAAGCGATAAATACGTAACCCGCTCTTTGGTAGTGGAATCAATAATATACCATAAGGCACAACGAGGCATATTTGAAGCTGAAACAGGTGGACATGAGTATGCCGATATTGTTTCAGAGCAATTGAAAGGCAGACACAGTTGTGATATAACTTACAAATCGGTTGGCAGCAAAGCGAAATATGGCAGGATAGTTCAATATCGTCCTGACGTTAAGCGAAATTTTTGGTTTTTAGGAAGCAGTGAACTTGGATGTGAGAAAGCAGTATGTGCCCCCAAATATGGCACAGAGGAAGCGAAGCGACTTGAAGCATTGCGCACCGAAGATGATTTGCCAATAGGGTATTTAACACCCGAATATATTGCTTTCATGAAACAGTTGACAACACTTACTGAATCAAGGTATAATAGTCGTAATGCTGCAAAACATGCAGAAGATGATGCGGCAGACAGCATTGGTGGATTGGCTGCAATGGTGATGGAGCGAGTTGACGCTACGCCATCAGTGACTTACGTTGGCAGGCAATATTATTAGGGGGCGTTGGAAATCACAAACTTTATAAAATGTCCGTGGTGTAAAGCAAACACCAGAGCCAGTTATGTAAAAGAAACTTCTTTTAAGGACACACCAATATTTTGTTCTAAATGTAAAAAAACCCACTTAATAGATTTTGAAAATGAAGTGATAACAAAGGCACAAGAAATCAGTATTGATGCAAAATAATTAAATATCTAGTGCCAAGAGCCTCAGTGCCAAGAGCCGTACTAAATTGCTTAAATGCAATCATAGTTCGGTTCTTTTTATATAGTTTGGAGGAAAATAATGCCGGTTCCGTTTGGACAAACAAATAATTCGCAACAAATGTCACCTTCTGGGCAACTGTTGGGTAGGAATGTTTTGAAAGCTTACAGAAATGGAGACAATGGACACCCACTTCCTCTCGACAGATATACTATCGGAGCTATTTTGAACAAAGTATTGCCACTACATCAAGAAAATGCAAACAGAATAGACTCGCTTCACAAATTTTTTCGTGGCAATCAAAATATAAAAGGCAGACAAAAAAAAGTAAGAAGTGATATAACTTACAACATGGTTATAAACTACGCATACAGAGTAGTTGAGTTTTATACAGGATATACGCTTTCTAATAACATTCAATTCCTTCTTAAAGAAGGACGGGATTCAAAAAAAGAATATATAAATTTATTCAATGATTATTACGCACTTGACGATGGGCACAACAAAAACATTGGGCTTGCTGAATGGTGCTTAATATCCGGCAATGGATATAAAAGAACTTTAGCGAATAACGATTTCGACATGGATTCTTCACCATATATAACACAGGTAATTCATCCCGGAAGTGCATTTGTTGTTTATGCGATTGAAGATGGACTGCCATTACTTGGCGGAACAATTGCTAAAATAAATACAAAAAATGAATTTGGTAAAGACATCACGCTGCGCCATATAGGCGTGTACACAAATACACAATATTATGAATGGGTTCTTGAATACGACAATTTTGAATTTCCGGATATAACTAAAATTACTCCTATATATGATAACAAAATAAATGGTTTGGGTGTTATTCCTATAACTGAGTATGTGAACAATCACAACCGCATTGGTTTAGTTGAAGCATTGATTGACTTATTTAATGCGGTAAACCTACTTGGCAGTAACGCACTTGAAAATATAGAGCAAATAATACAGTCATATCTCATATTCCTGAATGTTGATTTGCCAGAAGAAGTTGATTCTGGTGGAAATAAAATAAAAGTACAGCCGAAACCTGTTGGTGATGTTATATCGGTAAAGGGCGTAGAAGGTATGCCTGCTGATGTTAAATTATTATCGCTGGTGTTAGATCAAAGTGGCGTTAAGACATACATGGACATCTTGCTTGATGCGATGGTTGATATTGGTGGCGTTCCTATGATTAGTTCTAGGGCGCAGGCAGTAAGTGGTGGAACAACAGGGATGGCGGAGCAAACCAGAGGCGGTTGGGCGCACGCAGATGCTAAGGCAATTAAATTCTTAAAATTATTTGCATCAAGCGAACTTATAAATGCCAAGGTTATTTTGAATATCAGCAGAGGCTCACCGAATGCTGATTTCGGGAACCCATTAGATGGTGGATTAACACTCAGAGATATAGATGTTAAACCAACAAGAAATAGGCTGGGCAATATTCAAGCAATCGCACAGGCATGGGTTGCTTTTGATAGAACAGAAAAATTTGACCCGGTTGATATTGGTAAGATGCTTGATTTAGATGACGTAGAGGGTATGATGAAGCGAGGTAAAGAATATTGGGCGACTGAAAAAGCTGTCGATGTGAAAGCATTGCAAGAGGAATTGGCAGAGTTGAGGAAATTACGAGCTGATAAAGAGTCGCTGTCGGATGAACTAGAAGTAAATTTAGAAACATAATAAATATGTTCCACAAATTACTGCCACCAAGCAGCCAAAAAACTGTGTTTGTGGCGGGTGTAGCCCCGAAAGCTAAATAAAATATGGTTGCGGCACCACAAGCCGATGTCAGCCATGCTGACGAGAAAGGACGGTAGTAGCAATGGATAAAAACGTAAACCACGATTCCGCTAATAATGGCGTAGAAAACACTAATGCTGATAATGATACTGGTGAAAACGCAAACCCAAAAACGGAAGATTTAAGTGGCCAATCAACAGATGTTGATGTTTTGAAGCAAGAAGTTGAAAAGCTAAGACTTGAAGCTGAAAAAGCAAAACTTGAAGCTGAAAAAGCTCAACGTGACAGAGAAAGGTCTGACAGGCTCAACGCCAAAACGAAGCAGGAAAATCAAAAGCTCAAAGAGCAGATGGAGTCTACCTTAACAGAAGATGAAAAATTGCAAAGAGAGCGTGCTGCCATAGCGGAAGAGCGTCGTCAAGTTAATGTTGATAAGGCACATGCTGCGGCAGAAAAGCATTTAGCTGGGTTGGAAATTCCTGAATCAAGACTTGAATCTTTACTTGGGTATTTTGTGACAGAAAATGTCGATACCACCGTTGCTACTGCGCTAGAAATCAAAGAGTTGATATTGGAAGACAGGGCAAATAACGAAAAAATATTATATGAAAAATGGAAAAAGCAAACACCAAGGTCGCCAGTGAGTGATTCGTCAACAGAAGAGAATGACCCATTCATGCAAGGCTTTAAAAGCCGAAAGTAGTGCGCCTAGTGTTGCTCGATTATGAGGAGGAAATAAAATGGCTGTAAATTTAGCATCAAAATATTCACCGGTAGTGGCAGAAAGGTTTCGTACCACTAGCTTGACAAACATTGCGTTCAATGAAGATTATGATTTTTTGGGCGTTGATACGGTAAACATATACTCTATCGACAACATGCCTATGAATAACTACACTCGTAATGGGTTGCAAAGATATGGTACGCCTGCTGAAATCGAAGATACTGTACAAACATTAACACTTACACAAGACAGGTCGTTTACTGGTATAATTGACCAAGGCAATGCAATGGAAAGCATGTATGTAAGACGTGCTGGTGAGGCTGTTGTTCGCCAAATAGACGAAAGAGCTAACCCAGAAATAGACACTTATAGGCTAACAAGATTTGTAGCCGCAACTCCAACAGGTGGAATAAATTCAACACCGCCAACAACTACCAATGCCTATAGCTTGTTTCTTGAAGGGCAACAATATCTTGGGAATAATCTTGTTCCACAACTTGGACGTGTTGCGTTTGTATCATACAGTTTTTTAAGCATGTTGAAGTTAGACTCAGCATTTGTCGGCATGGGCAATTCTTCACAGATTAGCCTTGTAAATGGCGAACTTGGTCGTGTTGACGGTGTACCCATTATCCCACTACCAGAAGCGTATTTCCCTGCAAACGTAAACATGATTTTGGTGCATCCATCTATTGCAATTGCGCCGATAACAATTGCTGATTTGCACATTCATGTAAACCCACCTGGTATATCTGGTGTATTACTTGAGGGAAGGTTTAGATATGATGCGTTCATACTTGCTGCTCGTAATACAGGTATTTATGTGTTGCAGTCTTAATAGTACAATAAAGGAGGTTGCTTATGGCATCACAATTTAATAATAATAGCAAAATGATGAATATGCGTAAGCGTTTTAAACACCCCACCGAAGAGCGTTATATGGTTGCCTTGAGCCAAGCGCAAGCAAATGCTTTCAAACAAGAAAAGTGGATTGAAGTTAGGGATGATGACGATTACGACGAAAAAAAAAAGATGACGTAATTGAAGAAAATGACCCATTCATTCAAGAGCTTCAAGGACACCAAAGCGCAATAAGTGAAGATGAGCTATCGCATACAGAATACGATGATGGGCAATCAGACGTCCTAGACAGAGATGCTCTTGTTGCAAGAGCCATAGAGCTTGGATTTACACCACATCACAATATGCGTCCAGACAACATTGCCAGGCGAATTGCCGAATTGGAGGCAGAGAGAGCAGAGCAGCATCAAAGCGAGGAATAGCCCATGATTAACTTCGACAGGCACGACCCAATCCTATTGGATGAAATACAAAAAATCCAAAGACGCATTGTAAATGATGCTGGTCAGCAAATTCCAGTACTACAAGACTTGCTGCTAGACCATTTAGAAGGTGCAACTGCTGCGTTTTTGCTTACAAGATACCCCGGGAAAAACTGGCTTTTAGATGCAAACGGCAATCCTATCTTGGACTTTACCGACAGGTCGATTATACGTGATGTGGTTGTTGAGTTCTTTATGCGCATGGGTGCCGAAGGGCAAACATCATTAAATGCCAATGGAATAAACCGAAGTTACGACACGGCGTATTACTCAAATGCTTTAAGGCAACATATAACGCCTGTGGCTTCATTCGCAAGTGGTGGTGTGTAATGTTTGGCATGGGAATACCAAGACGAGACTTACATCCAATATTTTTCGCAAACTTCTTAGTAGAAGATATTGTATACGATAATTGGGGCAATCAAGCAGGAATCGCTCGTATTTACACGCCACCACACAAAATTATGGCGAGCGTGTCACCTAACCGAGGCACAATAGCAGATAAGTTGTTTGGCTTGCATTTAGACTATGACAGACAAATACTTATCAAAGGCGCACCGCCAATACGGGCAGATTCCTTGCTGTGGGTAGATGGATTGCCTCCTATGCCTGGTGATATTTCGCCGCATAGACCAGGGTTTCTGCTTGGAACGGAAGAGGTTCCAACTGTAAATGAGCGATTAATATCGCATGATTATGTGTTGGCTACGCCGCCAGCTTATTCACCCGCCGGTAGAAATACTGTTATGGCGATAAAGCGTGTTAATGTAACTGTACAGCACTATGACATACCAATTGAGGAAGCACCTGCTGGATTTCAATTGGTGGATGCGCTAGGAAGGCCACTGGAGGATTCTGTTGGGCACAGATTATATGTATTGGGTAGGCAATTGGCTGATGCAAGCGGTAGGTTATTAGAAGATGCAGAAGGCAAATCATTGGTTGTGAGTGGCTGACCGAACTCTCGCCACAAGCCCCTTTCTTTAGCTATGGGGACAAGGCGAAAAAGCATGATATTTCCAGTTATACACCGAAATAAATAGTAATAACGCTGTCGGGCAGGCAGCTTGTGGACAGGGAAAAGTCGGGTACGTGACCGATGGACTGTCAATGAATTCATTAGCTTTTAGCCGTGGGGAGTGTCGGAAAATGTCACAAAAATCAAAAGCAATATCACCCTACAATATTGATTTCGATAGCCCACAATTTAAGGAAATGTTATCTAAGCTTGCTGTTTCACCAATGTCAACATCTGCATCTACGCCGCCTCCATTTACTTTGCCAATGGCTGGAGAGGAACTGGTGTCAAAGCTTTTTCAAATACCAGAACTTGGCGTAGTAATAAGTGCAATATCAAACGGACTATTGCAAGAAATACAAAATCGTATTGCAGAGATAGAGCGACTTGAAAACCTAATAAAAAAAGGCGGTGGCAGCGTGCCGACAACACCTGATTATCAAGAGCAGATAAATAGTTTGTTTAAAGAGGTTGGCATACTTGGTGTAAAAGTAGAGGCATTAAAAGAAAGCCTAAAAACTATTGGTTCGCTGGAAGATAGCATTAAAGAAATAACAGAAAAAATGGAAAACGTGCTAATAATGCCACCTCAGTTGCCCGAACATGAAACTGGAGTATTTGGGTTGTATGTTGAGGATGGCCAATGGAAGCTGTGGCGCGTTACGCCTTATGAGTAGTTGGTGATGCTAAATGCCACGTAAATATGTTATAAAAACTGATTTGTCAGTAACGGGTCTCTCTAAGGCGATTAAAGAGTTAGAGTCTTATAAAAAGCAGTTGCATGAAAAGATTTACGAATACATTCATTTGCTAACAGAAACTGGTGCTAAAATTGCTAAATTTGAAATAGTAAGTTTCAATGCACGAGAAACAGGTGCTTTGATAGACAGCATAGAGACTGCTTACATGTACATCGAAGGTAACAAAAGTAAGTTGCAGGGCGTTATCTTCACAAACAGCCATTATGCAACATTTGTCGAATTTGGTACTGGATTAGTCGGCAAACAGCACCCTCATCCATCACAATCATGGGTATATGACGTAAATAATCACGGCGAACAAGGCTGGTGGTATGTACATCCAGAAAGTTGTGCATGGGTAAATACAACTGGTGAACCATCAAAGCCGTTCATGCACAACACGGCACAAGAGTTGGAACATGTTGCCAAGCAATTGATAAGGCAGGTATGGAGATGAACAACCTAGCTTCAATAATCGACATAGCTCCTCGCCCAGGACATCTGCCGATGTTTGTTACCGAAGATGGCGTAGACATGTTTACGACAATGGCAAACAGATGGCGAGTCGCATTTCCAAATGTCCGTCCGCAAGCTAACTTATCTTTGCCTTGGCTGCCAATAATGGTTATGTGGCACGAACAAACTACTTTACCTAACGTAACAGCATTTCCAAATGTAATGGTTTTTGAGGATAGTTCTGTCACAGACATGTCCACACTAGACAGTTCAAGACAGGAAAACCATAGGATTATAGTCTGGGGAATTGAAGTTTTTAGCAACCTATTACCAGGAGCAGCAATGCAAGCGAAAAATATAATGGACTTCAACCACCCATTAATGGAAAAATATGGTTGGGTACGTACAAGCCATGGAATGGTGCGCAACCATAACATGGGTGCAAATGTTACATGGCTATCTGCACGATATCGAATTAAGATGGATAGGCGTGGATTTGGTTATCAATAGCTAGAATGAGGAGGAGTTCGCATTGAACGAAGTAGTAAAAATCGAAAATTTAACGAAATATGATGACAACAACTTAACACCAAGAGAATTAATGGAATCAGAATGGGAAGTTGCGAATATTGCGCAAATGAACAGCATTTGTAAATCTCTTAAAAAGCTTGTTGGGCAAGGCCAAAATAACGAGCGTATGTTAAGGGAATTCAAATATGATATAGCACATTCGTTGAGCATGGTAGCTAATGACATATCACAATCCAAACCCAAACCCCAACGCTTATGCTTAGTCAATGACGTTCAGTATTTATTTAATGGATGGATTGTTATTAACTCAAA